GCCGTTCGGATCGGTGTCCGGCGTGCCGAACACGGCATGGGTGCCGGTCGTGCTGGTCGTGTCCCACCAGCCCTCGAAGTCGATGTCCGGCAGTTCCTTCAGGCCGGTCGGCAACTGCTTCATGATCGTGTCGCCGTAGGCCGTCGAATCCTGCGACTTGGACGCAATCTTGGCCGCGCCCACCGACGTGATGTTGGCCGTCACCGTCCGCGCCGTGCCGCTTGGGCCGTCGTCGTAGGTGACCGTGACTGAACTTGATCCGTACTTGCCGGCCATGCTGATCTCCCTTTGTTAGTTGCGCTTGAATCCGACAAACGCGGTCGCTGAACCCGTGCCGGTCACATTGACGACGGCCCGCACATACCGATTGACGGTCCCCGACACCGCGACCCGCTCGGCCGTCGGCGCCGACGTGATGGTCGAGAACGTGATCAACGTGGACCACGACGCGCCATCCGTCGAATGCTCGATGGTGTAGATGACGTTCGTCAGGCCCGAGAACGCCGTGCATTGCACGTAGCCCGCACCACCGGCCGTGGTGCCGGCCGACTGGTCCACCGTCGTGCTGTTGGCGTCAATCGTCGCCGCCGCCAGCGGATACAGAATCACGCCCTGCTCGACCGACCCGTTGAAGCCGTATTTCGTGTTCGCCTTGGTCAGGTTGCCGACCTGCGAGATGACGTCGTATTCCGCCTTGAACACGCCGCCGAAGCCCACGAACGGCAGCTCGATGGTGTTGCCGCCGAAGCCGCAGCAGGCCACCGCCAGCGTCTCCTGCGGCGAGTCCGCGACGTCGCTCAGATAGGTGTGCGTGTTGGTCGTGTCGAAGAACGCGCCGGTCTGCACCAAATCCACCGACTGGATGCCCGTCGGCAGCGAGTGCAGAATCGTGTCGCCGAGGCCGGTGGCCTCTTCGTGCTCGGCCTTGATCTTGTAGCTCAGCCCCTTGGGCTTCGACCCGAGCAGGCTCCGGCCGTCGACCAGGTAGAAGACCGACGACGATCCAAACTTGGCCATTACGCGCGCCCTTCCCTGAACTCATGCCCGCAGTTCACGCAGTGGTCGTATTTCTCGCCGAACGCGCTGGCGGGCTTGCGGAACTCCGGCCCCTTTCCACACGACGGGCAGGCCTTCTCCGCGAGCGCCAGGCGCGCCGGCTTGCCGTGCGGGTTGACGATGACCGGCGTCTCGCTCATGTGGTTTCCTCGACGTAGACGCGGAACTGCGCCACGACCTCGCGCACCTTCACGCCCTGGATGATCTGGTCGCTGAACGTCAGGGTCTGGTCGTAGAACACGGTGCCCGCCTGGGCGTAGCCGGTGACCGTCAACTCCTGGTCACGCAACAACTCGATCGCCTTCCGCGCCACCGCCTGCGCTTCGCTTGAGCCCTCGTAGGTCGAGAACGCATGGACGCGCAGTTGCACTTCCGGGAACCCGCCGCCGCCAAACCCGCGCACGTCCTGCGATTCCAAGACCTCGTACCAGACGAACGGAAAGGTCGGCGCCTGCGGCACGTCGTCGTAGATCCGATCGCCCACGAGCGCGATCATCGAGCCGACGTTCAGCCGCTCATAGACGCCAATGCCTACCGGAGACAGTGACAAGTAGCCCCCCGCAGACACGCCCACCGCCGCCCACCGGAACAACGACCCGCCAGGGGCTGCGAGGGGACGACAGACAGAAGCCCACACGTCACGCCACCTCTCCGCAATCCAGCAGCAACCGTTCCGGCCGCCCATCCGCGAGGCGCACCGACAGGATCTGCAAGGTCTTCGGGCTGCCGAGATACGGCGTCCACGACAACCGCTGCGAGGCCGTCACGTCGGTGCGGTACTGGATCTCGACCTCGTAACGCACCTGCGACCCGACCGCGGCGGCGTCGATCTGTTCCGAGCCCGACAAGGCGCGGACATGCGCCCACACCGTCGCCAGCGTGCCCCACGACGACGTGCGGCCGCCTTGGCTGTCCACCGCCGTGGTGTTCGACTGAATCACCACACGGTCACGCAACGCGCCCAGGCGGGTGGTCAGAGCCACGGCACCACCAAGGGGTTGATCAGCGACTGGTAGGCCATCGGGACTTCCTTCATGTCCCCGTCGGCCACGGGTTCGCGCTGTTCGTACCAATGGGTCGCCAGCAGGCGCACGGCCTGGATCAAACCGGTATCCGTAATGTTCGAAGACGCCGCGCCGTAGCCGGCTACGAAGATCACCTGCAGTGCGTTCTGCGGTCGCAGTCCCGTCGGCCAGCTTTGGCCGTCCTTCAGCACCAGCCGCGCCGGGATGCTTGACGCATCCAGCCGATAGACCGAACTCGATACCGTGCTTTCTGTGTCGTCGGTGGCGTAGGACTTCAGACTCGTCACGCTCGACACCGGGGCCACCGGCAGCAAGATCGCGCCACGGCCGGTCGGCGCCGAGTCCAGCGTCATCGTGTAGGTCGTGTTGATCAGGGCGCGACGAGTGGCAAACTCCACCGTCTGCCGTGCCGCCTTGATGTAGGCCTCGATCAGCGTGTCATCGGTAGACACATCGATCTTCAGCGCGGTCTTGAGTTCAGCCGCCGTCAACGGCTCGGCCGCGGCGTCCGTGGTCTTGACGATCGTGAAGTGGATCAGGTTGCCGGAGGCGTCAAACATGATCGCGCCTCCGGCCCCTGGGCTTGACTGACCGCTCTGGCCCCGGTTCCCCGATGGCCAGTTCGATGCCTCCCACCGCGCACGGCACGGCCAACCCCGCGGAGATCATCCGCTTGGCCGTCGTGTCGTCGCAGGTGTAGACGTCGCCCTCGTCCCACGATCCGGCGGGAGACGCGAGCGACGTCAAGAGGCGCACCTGCACGTTAGGCCGTACCTTCCGCCGGCGAGGCGTGCTGTTCGGCGATCTGCGTGCCGCTCACGCTGTTGCCGGCGAGACCGGGGTTGCCGTTGTAGAGAATCGCCCACACGCTCTCGAGCGTGGACGACGCCCCACGGGCGGCCACCACCTGCAGGTAACGTTCCTGCGGCTGGCGGATCTCGATGATCACGTCCTCGTCGCTGGAACCCGAGGCGACCGAAGTGCCCAACAGATCCGCCATGCCGGTCGTCTGGTTGGCGGTATTCTGCTGCACCTTGATCGTGTTGGTGGCGTTCGCCGTCCCGAAGGACGTGAAGAAGACCACGCTTTCGTAGCCGGCGGTGTCCACAATGCTGGACGTAACGTCGGTCGTAGCAGCCGCGGAGTGATCCGCGATCTTGACGAGCTTCGAACGGCTCAGGAAGTTGCGTGCCATGATTGGTTTCGCCCCTTCCTTACGCCATGATCAGGTGGTAAACGGCGGTCGCCAGCGACAGCTTGCCGTCGGTGCGCTTGAACTGCCGGAACCCGACGTGACCGTTGGCGGCGTAGAGCTCGTTCAGCCGCTGCATCGACATCGCCTGGCGATCGCCGATGTAGTAGTACGAGAGGTCGCCGAAGATGACCGGCTTCAGGCCCGTGGTCGCCGCCGGCATGAACTCCGACACCACGACGGGGCGGCCGAACAGGCGATCCGGCTCGCCGTCCTTCAGGCCCGCCTGCCAGAGGTAGGTGTTATCGCTCGAGACGCCCGTCTTCAGCTTGCGGATCAACTGGACGGTGCTGTCCTTCATCACCCAGGTCGCCTTGGCGCGGTAGGCGCGGCCAAGCGAGTGGTAGACGTCGGTCAGTTCGTCGGCGGTGATCGCGTTGGTCGCCGAGGCGGTCTTGCCAAGGGTCGAGCCGCCGACCACGCCCGTGGGCTGGTTGGAACCCGTGCCGTTGATGAAGGCCTCCTCCTCGAGCTTGCCGAGGCGCCGGCCGAACTCCTGGGCGATGAACGACTCGATCGGGAACGCGGAATCGTTCAGCAATTCCTCGGTCACCTTGATCAGCGCCGTGCCCTTGTAGGCGTTCAGCGTGACTTCGGCGAACGTCTCGTCGCTGGTCGCGTAGGCGGTCTCTTCCGTCTTCCACGAGGCCGAGCCGTGCGCGCTGTTGACCGGGATCGTCATCACGCCAGAGGTGGTCGTGAACGTCGTGGCCAGGCCGCGCATCACGTTCTGCTCGTTCAGCGCCATGACCAGTTCCTTGCGGAACTCATCGGGCACCAGGAAGCCACCGAGCGAGTCGGTGCCGACCTTGTGATCGCGCAGTTCGGGGCTGACCACGCCCGAGCGCATCGCCTGCCAGAACGCCGCGCGGTAGTCGCCAGCCTTCTGCTCTGCGGGGCGCTGTTCGGCGGCACGCTGCGAGGCGGGCACGGTGGCCCGATCCGCGGCGTCGGCCTTGGCGCGGGCATCCATTGACGCCTTAAGGGCGTCGATGTCCGCTTCCATCTTCCGGGACTTGTCGAGCTCGTCGGAGTTAAGCGCCCGACCTTCGGCTTCAGCCGCGTCGAGCATCTGCCGCCAGTCGGCGACGATCTTCGCGCGCTGTTCCGCGAGACTGAGAGTTGCCATGATGAATCACCCTTCCGCGGGACTTCTCCCGCTTGCGTGTTGAAGGGCTCTTCACGCCTGGCCTCTGCTTGGTTGTGGCCTCTAAGGGCTCTACCGAACGGTGCGGGCTACTCGGCCGGTCCTCCGACCACGTAGCTGACTTGCTCGCACTTCCCGCACTTGATCTCCACAATCGCGCCGGGCTTCACATGGTTGGCCGAGGCGCGGAACAAAATCCGCCCGCAGGGCTCACCACGGAACTGACCGGCGCATCGGATCTCCTTCAGATCCTTTGCGGCCGTCACCGGCTC